ATACATTTGTTCTAGTTTTAGAAACGCAGAATATATAACATCAATACCTTGAGCCAAACCTCTGACATCAACACCACGCTTGGCCTGATCAACAATTTCATGCTCAAAATGAGACACAAGAAATTCAATAAGCTCTTGCTTCATGTGTCGATCACCATTCAATACAAAAAGTCTATCCATTTAGAGTAAGTTTAAGCAATCTTGTATACGAAGACCAGTGGTTCCTGCTTTAATATTTGCACAATCTTGTTTACGTAAACCTGTAGTGCCAGCCCAACGATTATACGCGTCCTGCTCACTTACATCTGAAGCACCGTTGATAATATTGAGACAGTCAATAATTGACCTGCCCGTCGTCCCTGCAAGAATATTAAACTTATCTTGAATCCTAAGTCCTTCAGTCGTTTGACTAGAAGCTGACAAAATACGAAAATTTCTATCTGCTGTACCTGCTGGGGTAGTTCCGTCATAAAACTGACCACTTGGGTACGTTCCTGCTGTATCTACTGACCAACGAACTTCATCTGTGGACGAGCCTGACACCGCTGTACCTACCAAGTAATACGTTGTCGCTGCTGATAACGCGACGGGGGTCACTAAGTTAAGCGTTTGCCACACAGGGGTTGGATTGTACGCCGTTAGAGTTGATGTTGTTGTAAGTGTCCCAGTAGTTGCGATTACAGTTCCAGTTACACTTGTTGTCTTAATTTCAAATTTAAATGTTCCAGATGCAGAAAGTCCTGCGCAACCCCAAAATGCTATCTGGCTAGCGGTTCCTGCTGTAACTTGAAAAGACTGCCCAGCAGTAGTTGTAACCCCAAAGTTTTGTAAATCATTATTTGATCCTTCGTACGAAGTAAGTGTTGCCATAATTATTGAATTGCTCCAGCCATTGCTGGAACTGGATTAATTGCTGATAAATCAGCCACTGGTGTACCTTTTGACACAGGCTCCATACTCGCAAATGAAACTGGGATACCAGCCATCTCAACAATATTGCCCAACAATTCTCTTAGAATAGGGTTTGTAAGCGCCATAAATTCACCTGTATTTGGATCGTAACTTGATACAAGTTTAGCAAAAACACTATCTAGTGATTGTAGGATTGCAGCCTTATTCTTTAGCTCTCCAGTTATATTGGCTGTAAGTTTGCCCTCGATATCAAGAAAACCTGCTGGGATTTTAATGCCTCTTTTATTACCAAGAGCTGACATACTTGTGCGGATAGATTCTTTTGTTTTTACAAACTCCTCGGCACTCATAGGAACACCCTGCATCAATTTGTCTTTAAGAACTTTTTTTGCTTCAAAGTTACCGATAGCATTATCAATAACTGCTAATTCGTCATCGCTAAATTCACTAACAAGGTAGTGCTCTTTTAGAATACGCTTTTTAAGAAATGGTACCACCCAGTCATTAAGTACCTCATTTAAGAAGATGCCCCACACCTCACGTTGGTACTCAAAAGGAGTGTTGGCTACTTGGTTAAGCAATGCTGTTTGAGAGTAAGGAGTACCAGCGGTAGGAGCTTCACCAATATTAGCTGAAAAAGTAGACGCAGCACGATTGTACTGATCGTCCCACATAGTGATTGTATTTTGTAGCTGTGGAAGGTTTGAGGCCGAAAGATTAAGAGATGTTATTGATCTGCCTGCTTCAAGTTGGAAAATATGCCCGTTATCCACGCCAACAAGTGCATTGCCAGATACTTTCTGTGAGTCTGTTGCCAATATAACTTTACCAGAAAGCTCCATCGCATTCTTCATTGATGTGATCGAATGGTTTGTCCATATTTGAGCTTGGAACCCTTCTTCTACAATGCCGCGACCAAGGCCTCTGCCTGGATGTTTTTCCCAAGGTAAGTATTTATATTTTGATTTATCCTCTTTTTTTGAGTGTAAATAAATCTTTTTATTACCAATAATGGCGTATTTAAGTGTTGTGAGCTGATATTTATATTCACTCCCATCATCAATAGTAGGTATTAAATTTTCTGGAAAGTAACCCTCCACTTCGTTGATCTCAATTGAACTAAATTTATCTTTGTTCTGTTTTTTACTTTCTTTTAAAACTTCATCGACATTTTCCCAAACATCCATTTTGTCTGCAATCTCATTAGGAAGCATGAAATGTTTTTCAACAATAAGATTTCCTGTAATTGTCTTTGGGCAAACTTTTACATTACGCCATTCTACAGTTTCAATCTCTAGTTCATTTTTACCATCGTCATCATACTCACATTTTTTTATGAGAAGGCCACCATACTTAGGGCGTGTTTTTCCCATATCATTGAGTGACTCAGAGAAATTAGACTCTTTCATCCACTTGTACAACTCATGATTGTAGAGCATTGCTTGTACACTGTGCTGGAGACTGTCTGGTTCAAATCTAAAGTCCTTAACATCTAGGTCTGTATTTGTCTTAGCTACAGTAACGCGATAGTTAACAATGTTATAAAATGGTTTCTTTCTTTTTAATTCATCAGTGCCACCAGATACATATTGATCGTTTGAATAAAATTCAATTTGAGAAATTACTTTTTTATGATCAAAAAACAAACCATCGATAGATTCAACTGGTTCCTCGTACGAATTAGTAGTATTTTCTACGTAAGCAAATAGCTTTTTATATTCATTCTCCATTGTAAAAATACTATCAGAGACACATAGTCGCTTTATTCGTATAAATTACGCTGACTATTAACCCTCGCTTCTTGCATCATATAAATATCAAGATCGCTTAAACCATTATCAAGGTTAAGGGTCTCCATCGCGTAGCGAGTCGCATCAAGTGCGTGGTCATCACCAGCCTCTGGTGTGTTAAGTATCTTTCCATTCTTATCCATCTCCCACATGTAACTGCGATACTCTTTGAGTAGATTAAGACTTCGCTTAGTCACAAGAATACGTTGGTTCTGCAAGATTTGAATACCGTAGTTTACAGAACCTTTACCTTTAGTTGCTGGTAAAAGGTTTATGCCATACATGATTATCTCATCATTACTTTTAGGCTCAGCACTGTCAGCGACAACAAGCACTGACTTGTTATCTTGGTTATTTAAGATGTCAGCAATCTGACGATTACTCAATCCTCTCTGGTAGCATAATTCGTCCAATACAAAGGCCCCATTCCATTTGTAAACATCAACTATGGCTGTTGGGTCATTCGTGTAACCATAGTCCAATCCACGCCTTTCAAGCCTAGCCTCAACAGGTACTTCATCAATAACACCCCAGTTTGTGTAAATACGTCCTTCAACTTCACCAACCTGACCTTCACCGTAAACTCTCCACCAAGATTTATTTGATCTTCGACGTTCAATAGCGTCTACAATTTCTTTTGGTAATGCTTCGTTATCTTTGTAAGTGAGAATAAGGAAATCAACATCATCACGCTTATTAATCAAATCATTGTGCGCCCAAAACTCTGCTGTTGGGTTGTAGTCTATGATGATAAATTCTTTTGTACGAACTTCAAGCTGTTCAAACGCTTCTTTCTCAATGTTGTTAGCCTCATTAACAAACAATCGGTCACGTCTTGCACCACGAAGTTTGTCTCCATTATCAGTCGAGAAGAACTCAATCTGTGAACCTGTTTCAAATGTGTAAATCTTGTCTGTTTCATTCCATAAATCTTCTTTCCAGTACTTGTGAGTCTGCATGATCTTTTTAAAGTCACGTATTACTCCACGTTTAAGGTGTGGGACAGACTCAGAAACAATTGAAGTGAGAGTCACAGTTTTATCAGTCTGCGCGTAAGCTATGAGGTATAACAAAACACTAATCGTCTTTGAAGCTGACGTACCTCCTTGTAGGACACGTATACGCTTAGTTAGCGCTTGTATCTTCTTGAGTGCTGTTGTTTCGCTGAACATTGATTATTGGTTGTGGTAATGGCTTCCCTCCACTTTGAACATCACTTCTTTCTACTGGCTTAAAGCCTGCTCGATCTAAGATGTCCTTGTTAGCGTTCAGCTTTACTGTCTCATTCTCTGCTGAAATAGATAGGTCTACCACCCTAGAAAAAGCACCCTCAGCTGCGTCCTCTATAGCTTTTAAGATTTTAGGTTTTTTTAAGTTTTCAAATGCTATAACCCCCGCTGTAGAATAATCTGTCGTGTCATAATTTTTTAGTGCAGATTGTACCCCGTTACCTGTATCAAGATAATCAGCTACAAACCCTGCTTGTTTTTTAGTTAGTTCATCCATATGCATGTATTATAACAGCTTTGTCCACAAATAGTTCACATCTTCAAGGGGTAGATACAATTTTTCTGCAACCTCATCAGAAGTTAACCCCTGATTTCTTAAAATCTTAACCGCAGCGCAAACTATGTTTATTTTTCTAAATGTTATAACAACTGGTCGCGTAGCAATATGTTTTCTTTTTTTTGTTGAGTATATATGATCCCAAACAGTTGTATGTCCGACACCGAATAATTCAGCTATTTGTTTTCTCGTATACCCTTGTTCTTTTAGCCGTTTACCTTCTTCTATTTGCTCTTTTGTAAGAACAGCTACTCGCATGTATATATATTATATCCTTGTAAATAAATCTACAATAATAATACCACACAACAAAAATACCCCTTGCGGGGCATAATTGCGATGTTTATTAAGTAATAATCTTTTTAGGTCTACCACCTTTTTTTCCATTTTCACGACTTGTGTTTGCTTTCCTAAACTCAATTTTTGTTTTTGCCATATGTACAAATCTTGTCGGCTACCCTCACCTGATGAGAAAGGGTATGCGACAAGACATCAGGTTATTTAATAATCGAACTTATTAATTATAC